CCGCTGTCTTTTAAATCTTGATAAGTTGCAAATTGAGACACTATTCCAGAGTATGATCCAACGCTTCCAGATCTAACTTCATCTAATAAGTAAAATGATGTTGGATGGTCATTTAAGACTACGCTTTTGTATGACATCCCAAGCCTACTTTTCTTCTAGTGATTTTACTCTTGCCGTAAGCTCTTGTACCGCTTTAATTAAAGGAGAAATAAACTCTTCATATCTTAATGCTTGTTGGCCTTCTGGATCTGCAATATCGGATATAACCCATCCACCAAAATCTGAAACATTTGCTTGATCTAAAACAGATTTAACCTGCTGGGCAATTAATCCGTAGTGAGTTCTATTTCCATCAATTTTATTATACTTTACTGGCTCAAGGCTATTTATAAAAGATAGCCCAAGGTCAGAAGGCAAAATATTTTCTTTTGTTCTTTGATCTGATATAACAGTAGCTGCTGAATTTAAATATATATTTTTCCAGCCTCTTGTTACGTTATCTGGGCCAGAGTTTATTGGTCCAAGTAAACCTAAACTAAAGCTGTTAGTTACAAACGGATACCAAGAAGAGTTAACACCAGTAGACGAAGTGGCCGTGGCTACCAATGAAATTCTTGTTGCAATTGGATCTATGCTAGGAGATGGGCCTGTTGCGCCTGTTGCGCCAGGAGCGCCAGCAGCGCCAGGAGCGCCATCTGCGCCTCTTGGAATAGTAAAGTTTAAAACAACATCATTAGCTGTTCCAGAATTTGTTACTGCAGCTTGGGAACCAGCAGCAGCTGTTGTGACTGTCGGGGATATTGCAATTGTTGCCGCAGGAAATCCCTGTAAGCCTCTTTCGCCAGTATCTCCCTTAGCTCCGTTTGTCCCATTTGTTCCTGGGGTTCCAGGTTCGCCTTTGTCACCTTTGGGAAGTATTAGGTTTAAAATTTGTGACGGAGAGGATCCAGTAATTGTTGCAGATGCGCTTAATCCTGAATCTACTGTTCCTATTGATAAAATATTAGAGGGTCCTGGTCCGCCTAAAATTCCGTCTTGACCTCTTGGTATATTAAATGTCAAAGATTGTGTAGGTGATGTTCCGCTAATTGTTACTGAGGCACTCTGTCCAGCATTAAGTGTATTTGTTGCGGCTACGCTTAGTGTATTGGATGGACCCGTTAGGCCTTGTGGTCCAGGATTTGCTGCAATAAAAGCAGCGATGTCTGTTCCTAAAATACCAAGATCTCTAGGTACGTCGGGTGAGTCCGAGTAACTTGGGAAACGCCATCCATTAACGCCTACTGTTGCCATTTTTTAATTATACCACCTTAGATCTTATATGCAGATAAGTGTGAAGTATATCTTTCGCCAGACACAACTTCTTTAACTTCATGAAGATACGGCTCTTGGCTTGGAAAAATAACAAGACTTCCTGGTGCTGGCTTTAACGATATGTTATGGTTTGGGAAGCTTATTTCTCCACCTTCATATTCATCGTTTATGTAAGTTATCATAGAAAATGCTAGGTCTGTGTCTCCGTCGTAGCTATCGCAATGTGGACCCATTGCAGATCCTTTTACCCAGCGCCTTAATGGAATGCTTTGCATCTTAAGGCTATATGAATTCTTGTCTAGCTGGTGCGAAGCCAAATACATTTCAAAAGACATCTGTGCTGCCATTTCAAAACTGTTTTTAATATAAAGTATTTTTTGGTTTAGCTTTTCATCATCTGTTTTATTCAATACATTTTCTGTTAAAATATTTTTGTTGTTTCCATAAATAAGAGAGGCGTCATTGCTTGCTGTCCAGTCTTCCCACTTTGTAATTGCCTGGTGGCTTCTTTCGTCTGCATCCACAAGATGTATAAACTTTAATAGCTCTTCTGGGTAGCTTAAAACATTTTTAAAGTACCATATGTCTTTTTCAAGAATTTGTACGTCAAACATGTGATACATGTCGTTTGGGTTAAATGTTTCTTTTGATATTTCCATTAAATATTCTCCACTTCAGACGCTGGGATATTATACCCATCGGGGGTTAATCTTAACCCTTTGTCACGAACTTTTTTCCAGTCTTCTTGTTCGCCTTTTTGCATTGCTCTAACTTCTGCTAATTCTTTTGCCCATTCGTCACGGACTTCTTGTGGGTAATCTGATTCTTCTCTGTCGTCCCAGAATGATCCAAGTGTATATCTTGGACTACCTTTTACTACTGTTACTTCGTGCATATTTTTATGCCCGCCGTGAAAAATTAAAAATGATCCAGCTTTTGGAACAATTTCCATTGGAAGGTTTCCGTGATCAGCGTCAAATTTTAATGTCCCTCCTTCAAAGTCATCATTCAGGTATAAGAATCCAGCATATCTACTTCTAGTAAATGCTCCCATCTTACCTTTATTGTCACTGTTGTCGGAATGCTTTGGGGCAAATGCTCCTGGCAACCATCTCTGCACGTGAAAACTTATTTTTGACATATCCGAAACATTTTTATTTGCAACTTCAGATGCAGCTACTTTACATTTTTCTTGTATGTCTGTAAACCAAGTATTTGATAAATTAAATTTTTCTAGTATTGGCTCTCCATCGTAAGGATACCTAGCAGAATAAGATTCATAAAAAGAAATTCCTTTCCAGTAATCCTCATCAGTTTCCTCTAATTCTTTTAAAACATTAATTACAGAAGTGCATTCCTCTGGTGTAATAAAACCTTCATATAAAAATATATCATCAGATAGCTTTATTAGATTCATTACATTGCACCAGGTCCCGATTTGTCTCCAACCAAATCGTCATACTCTACTGGCTTTCCGTCTTGCAAATATCTCATATTTCTTGCATCTTCAAAATCAATTCTTTTTGATTCTTTTTTCATCCAGTTGTATGCTCCAAAAGTAAGTTGGTTTTGTAGCCATTCTTTTGAGCCAGCATATCTGTGCATTACAAAGTTTCTAACAAAAAACTTTTCTCCATTGTAAATTGTTTTAACTCCATGAAAATATGGTTCGTCTGAAGGAAACACTAAAATGTCTCCAGCCTTTGGCTTGTGATTTACTATCTTGCCATCAACAACAAACTCAATGTCTCCGCCGTCATAATCATCATTGATATACATTGTGCATGTAAGTAAGAATTTTGGTCCAGGCATTTCTCTTTGAGAAATAATATAGTCTGTGTGGTACTGCATTGTCATTTTGTTTTCTAAAACATCAACCTGGTCGTTATATTTTGAGAATGAGGATCCAGTAAAATACCAGTCTTCTGGTAGCTCAACTCCGTGTCTGGTGATGTAGTCACTTAAAACTAGGTCGTAGGCATCTTGAACCTGTTTAGCAAAATCTTTTTCTTCGATAAACATTGGGTCCTGATTGTCTTGATTTATTTCAGCAGTATCTTTTATTTGTGTATATGTTCCAAAAGATGCCCACTTATCCCAATTTTTTAAATAATGCTTTCCTTCAGATGTTCTTTCTGATTTTTTCATTGTTTCGTATAAAGCTTTTGGGTCACGCAAAACATTTCTGTATACATCTACTTTTGGGTATAACTCTACATATTCTAAATTACTCATGGTTGCTTGTCTCCAGTATGCTTTTGTATTGTCCAAAAAAACGGCGATGTAAATCTATTACCAGATTTTACTGGGCGGACTCCGTGTGTATAAAACCTATCTCCTGGGAAGAAATAAGCAGCTCCTGCTTTTGGCTTAAACTCTATTCCGTGTTGCGGAAAATAAAGTTCTCCGCCTTCGTAATCATCATTAAAATAAAATAATCCCGATAAATCGTACCAAGGAAAATCATTTGCTCTTCCCTGTTCAATTCCTGTGTGGAATTCTTTATCAGCATGTGGCTCTTGTCTTGCACCTATTGGCCACCTTACAATTGCTGGGCCAGTTTCTTTTGCATCAACATCAAAAAATTTGTCTACTTCAATTTTTAATCTTGCAATCATGCTATTTATTAACTCAAGAATTGTTGGGTCTGACGCCATGAGGGAATTGTATGTACATACCCTATCCTTCCAAATGTCGGCGTCGTATAAAACAAGACCATCTTCATCTGCATGGGTTTCTGTGTGGTCCCAAATTTTATTATTTAAAGCAAAACTAATAAGTCTTTCTCGCTCTTCTGTGGTTAAAAAATTCTCTAACTCTACGATGTTATCGGAAGAGTCTCCAAAAAAACCAGATGGAGTTATTGACTTGGGGGCGTTATGCTTATTCCAGTCGTTTGCTATTGCTTGATTATTATTCATATTATTATTATACCATTTCTATTTATTTACTAATATCACGAACATTTAGTATTATTTTTTTGGCCTGGTGGGACCCAAGAGAATTTCCTTTATGATCAACAGCATTTTTATATAGGCCAGCCCAATCCCCATCTTTTTGTCTTCTAGTAACATACTCGGTATATTCTGGATCGTTCTGTACTTCATCTAGGGGCAAATCCAATCCGTTGCTTATTATGGCAGTAGAGTGATTTATTTGTGCTAGATCTATTGGTAATACTGAAACTACTGGTGTGCCCGCTTTTATTGTTATTGGAACATCTTTTTTTGAAATTTTCCACGCTGGGCTTAGCTGACCTTTTAAAAACGAAGCATTTAATAAAACTTCTAAAACATGAACTCCGTCTATAAATTGGTTTGGAACTCTTTTTACCCACAAGGTTAAATTCTCATCTGTTTTAAACATCAGCCCAGTGTTAAATGTAATTATATCATTTCTGCTATCAATGTATAGGTACTCTTCTCCAGAAATTACTTCTATATATTTTTGCTGTGGTTTTGGATTTGAGTTGCAAATAAAAGTTATATCTTTTGGAAAAGATATTCCCCATCCAAGATTATTTACTAGGCCAAGCGGAAAACATCTGTATGCGTGTTTTTCTGGCGTGTCGTCCATCCAGTCTCTTTTAGTTTCCAATGCAGTTAAATTTCCTAGGCTATCTGAAAGCCTATATACATTAAATTCAATTGGCATCTGTACCGCCCTTTAATCTTATTGATTTTAGTTGATGCTCTCCTATTTTGTTTCCAAGATTATCAACGGCGTCTCTGTAAAAATTTGACCATTCCCCAGACTGATTAATTTCTTCAAGCGCTATTGAATATGCTGGAGTAAGAAATTCTGTTTTTGGTACTTCATGAATATCTCGCAATTCCATTTCTGAATTTTGTAATTCCATTAAATTCATTGGTACGACTGATATTATTGGGGTATTAGCTTTTATTGTTATTTCTACATTTGGCCTTGTAATTCTCCAAGCACATGGAAGGTCTCCCCTAAAAAATGATGTTGAAACAAGCGTTGTAAATGGAACAACACCATCAATAAATTGATTTGGCACTGGCATTGAAAGCAAAGTTTCTTCTGGGTCTGTGATAAACATCACTCCAGTACGAAAGCTTACAGTCGCATTTGCACGATCTGGATAGGCGTATTTTTCACCTTTAAGAATTTTTACATGCTCTCCAGATGTATCAGAAATTCCGTCCCATATAAAAGTTATGTCTTCTGGGAAAGATACGCCCCAGCCAAGCTGATTAGTTAGGCTGACGGGGAAGCATTTGTATGCATGAGCCTTCCAAGTATCATCCATCCAGTCTCTTTTAACAGACAGAGGAGATACGTTTGCAAGACCGTCTCTAGTTTTGTATACCTTTATGTTTTTCACGTTCAACCCTTTCGGCTCTCATTTGCATAAACTCTTGGTTGTGTGCGTGATCATTATAATCAAGCATTGTTACAATTGAATATTTTCTACCAGAATTTACTGGTGCGGCTAAGTGAGAGAAGAGATAGGTTGATGGGAATATGTATAGGTCTCCAGCCTGTGGCTTAATGCTTAAGTTTAATTTTGGAAAAACAAGTTCTCCGCCTTCATACTCATCGTTTGGGTAA